GGGCCCTCGATGATTTGCTTCTTCCTGGAAGAAGCTACACTACAGCCAAAACTGTTGTGCAGTGGTGGTAATAGCGTCACCCGTTCTGTCGAAATACCTCGCCTGGAACCGCAAGAGACCTGATAACTTGTCAGCTCTTTCCTGGAGTATCTCTAACATGACGCCTTGACAGTAAACATCACACTCTATCTTCTCGCTTCCGACAAAGTTTGAGCCGCTGTCACCATAGACTTGCTGTGCTATCATCCACGCTTCGCGATAGACCGCAGCATAAGACAAGATCAATAATTTCACTTGTTTAGCCGCCTTCTCTGGGTCATCAGAGTATTGCCTAAACGATTCTGGATAAACCATACGCTTAAGTATCTCGTCAGTCACTAACGTAGGCACGCCTCCGTACCAGTCCCGCCCAAGGAAGTGAATAGGTTCGTCGAAATGTGCACGCATTGATTTCTCACTACCATGCATAACGACACCCAGCTCAGTTTTAGCATACTGGGCGATCTCATCAAGATCAACTTTCTTGTTACTCCACATGAGTAGGTCGTCTCCCAACACGTAGGTGTGAGTCCTCTTGATACGCATTCCAAAATGACTTGAAATAGCGCCTGCAATAATACAGTTTACAATGGAATCAACTAACTGCGTGAAGTAAGAACCGGATGGGACCCCATGCTGCTTACCTTTATAACAGCAACCGTCAGGCATTACTATAGGCGTATGGATAAAGTAATGCTGTATTCGGTCAAGGAGGTCTCTGACCTTCCACCCGTCCCAGACTTCTTGATCCAAGTCAAACCAAGTGGATATAATCCAAAAGGCGTAACGGATAAGACTCTGTGCGATTGTTGCATCATAAGAAGACATATCCATAGAATATGCCCACTCTTTGTTGTAAGCTGAGACGCGCAGCTTAGCTCCAAGCACACCCGTTGGCATGGCAAATGCCATTGGTGTCATTCCCCGCTTCATCTCACTAATCAGTGGTTGGGCCAGCAGTCCCTCCAAGATAGTCATTGAGTATGGATAACCCCACACCAATCTTGTCTTGTCATTAAACTGTGTACGTTTATAAGCAATACACGGTTCAGGCGCCAATGATTTCGCTAAAATCCGCTTCGCCTTCTCGAGAGCAATCGTCGTAGATTCACGCTTACGCTTGCCAAGAGCAGTCAAGCCTGCTGAGCCAGACCAGTTCTTCGTAAGTTGATTTACACCTACTTCGTCCAAAGTCAGTGGTTGGAGCACCTCTAACTTCTTGTCTCTACAAAAACAAATACGCGCGAAGGTAAAGCCAGCGTCCAAATCAAAGGTTCGGATGGGGTCGCTAACCTGTCCAGGAGCGTATTTGGCAAGTGCTTGGTAGAGTTTCTCCACTCTGTATACAGAGCGGGGAGCATCCGGGGCTGTAAAGCCTTGAGTTTGAAGCACTTCCGCAACACGATCATCACGGAGTTCACGCAAATCATCCTTGCTATAACGAGCTTGGTATTTGCTGAGTTCTCTGTCTCTCCATGTCGTGACACGAAACTCTGTTGCTTGAAGAAAATTATTCATAAGCCACATAACATCTGCACCGAAGGAGCACACCTTCGTAGGAGTTTGCGAAACTCAACTCACCCTATTTAAATGTTTAACGTCGGAGTCGATCGACGGTGTTTACGCTCACGCAGCTACCAAATATTCAGCCATCAGATTGGATACTGGTGTGCCTCCTACGCTTACATGGTGGTAAGTCCTGACCTACGACCCAGGATATCGCTACATCCGTAGAGGACAGAACTATTCTCTGTAGTCAACTAATAACGACTAGTCCTCAAGTGTGTCTTACATGAGGTCGCCATTCTTAAATGGTAGCAGTCAAAACATTCTGACA